ATTGTTCAGTTGCCCCCTGATAGCTTTCTGCAAGTACGTCAGCGTGTCCAGGAAGAGCATCATATAATTCATTTAGTGCAGCATGTTGTGCATAAGAACCTACTCCAGTTACTTTTAAGTGTAATTTATGAAAACTTGTAGCCGCATTCATAAATTCTGAAATCATATTAGCTACATCAGAATGACAACTTGATTTATTAATAATAATTTCAATACTCGGATTATCTTCTCCATTAAACTTATTGAATGTGATAAATTTATCTTCCATTTCTTGGATACTTTTTATTATTTATTCGTTAATTCTTTAATCTGTTGTAAATTTTTAGTGCCAAGTGCCTTATTAATTAAGTCTCCCTCTTCTAAATAGATTAAAGTAGGTAGCGATCTAATTGCATAATCTTGAGCAACTTTAAAATTTGCTGGATCTTCAATATCAAGTCTAACGACTTTTACATCACTTATCTCAGCTTCATATAAATCTAACTGTCTAGATACTATTTTACATGGATTACACCATGTAGCGTAAAAATCTAATAATACTTTTCCTTTGGTAATATCTTCCATTTGTCTTTTTATTTATTTATAACAAAAAAAAGGGATCCGAAGATCCCTTTTCCTTTATAGTTAGTTAATACTAGCTAAAGTTAGCTGGAGCAACACTACCAGTAAGAACACCGATATCACCAAGGATTTCCATGTTAACATACTGTGTTTCAGGGTGCCATCCTGCTTCAGTAATCGCGTAACGAGATTTCATACCGATTTTTGGAGAGAATGTACCTTCTGAAATAGTCTGAAGTGATTCAGCCATGATGTACGGCATGAATTTAACTCCTGGCTCTTCGTCAGCACCTTTACGTCCGATAGAAACGCGAGTATCTGACCAAGATAAGTTAGGGTCTACATAAACTTGTACACCGTAAACTTTACCAGCTGGGTATAAGTTACCTGCAACTCCAGCCATATCAGTTGGAACTTGTGCAATTGAGTAACCAGCAACATCAGCCAAAGCAGATGCGATACGACCGTTAGTTACCAAGAATGTACCAGCACCAAAACGACCACGGTGGTAGATAAGGTTAGCAAGTTCAAGAACTTTAGTAACGAAACGACGTTGCATAGTAGATACGTTTTCAAAACCACCAAGACCAGCGCTTAGATCTAATGCAGTAATACCTGTACCTTCTACTAGGTCGATTTGTGTGTTGTGAGTATCAGCCAATTGGAAGATGTTATCAACCAAACGCTTGTTGATAGATTGTGCAAGGTCATTAACTGCTACATTCTCCAACATAGAAACTACGTCATAGTTCCAAACTCGGTTCAAGTCTTGGATTTGCTCAACAGTTGCAGAGATAGAAACTTGATCAGTTTCAGCTTCTACAAACTTAGTGAACATTTTAAGACCCATTTGACGGTATTTAGAAACTTCACCAGCTTCACGTTTCATAGATCCTGGTACTTGACCAGTAGCTGGCATATAAGAACCAGACCATCCAGTAGCTGCTGTCGAATCGTAATCAGCATCTGAAGTAGACGTAAATCCAGAGATGTGGTTTTCCAATGCAGAAACAAGTTCAACTGCTGCGCTTGCGTTGTCATTGAATGTAGTTTTCAAGTTAGTTGAAAGTACACCAGAAGACTCAGCGATAATTTTGATGATTGGGCTACCGTCTACGCGGCTGTATCCTACGAATGCGTAAGAACCAGAACCATCGAAAGAACCTGGAGAAGCTTGAGTTGTAGCTGCGATAGTTGCTTTTTCAGCATCAGATACACCTACAAGTTTAACCATATAAGGTTGGAAGCCTGCACCAGTTTCAGTAGTGTTACCGCCAGTGTAAAGATAATCCAAATAAGGTAAGAAACCTACAGGAGAATCCATTGGGATAACTGGTACCAAATCAAAACCGATAGTTTTAGCAGCAACTTGAATTGCAACTGGTAACAAAGATGGGAATTTATCGCCAGATCCATTTACTCCACGAGTAGCTGGATTTGCTTGTCCCATACCAACCAAAGAAGTTGGTTGTTGGAAGAATGTTCCTGGAGTAGATTCGAAAAGCGCAGAACCAGTGTTATCGAAGATCGCGTGGTTGTGAGCATACTCAGCTAACCAAGGAGTTTTCGCAACATCAGCACCATAACCTTCCAAAACTGGTGTCCATGTGTTTGTCAAGCTAGAATCGCTTGAACGTCTAAAAATTTTAGTACGTGCCATTGTTTAAAATGATTTTTTTAGTTTTTTACTTATCGACGATTTTGAGCATTGATCTTCATCATCTCTAAGTAGCTTTGAGAGTAACCTCTCGTCATCTCAACTACCTGATTAACAGGAATCATACCTTCTGTACTTTGGCTTTCGTTGAGTTGTTGTAATTTTTGATTATTTTTTTGAATCTCAATAGATTCTTGAATACGATTCATATCTGCTTCTGCCCAGAACGTTTTAGCTTGATATGGTGTACGAACATCATACAATTGAGCTTTAGCGTGGATTCTATTTTTAGCAGATTCATCCATTTGCTCCCAAGTTGCTTTATGCTCAGTTGGCATAAACTTCAAGTAAGCAGGGATATTTTGGTCTTTATGAGAAACTACTGCTTCCATAATAGAAAGTAGATCAACTTCATTGAACCATACTGCTCCGTTTACTGCTTCAACAATTGCTTGTTTAGTAGTAGCTTCAAGGGAGAAGAATTTTTGTTTGTTTTCTTCAGACATAACAGTTAAGAAAGGATATTTGCTTTCCAATACTGCTTTAGAAGACTTATCCGTAACTTCAGTAATTACTTGGTCTACTTTTGAGATTAAAGCATCAACTGAAGTAGATTCGTTCATTTTACTTACACCATTCAATAGGTTACGGGAACCTGCAGCTCCTGTTCCATTAAGTGATTCAGCAATATATTCAGAGTAACCAATATTTTGTCCCAATTTCTCAGCAAGATATTGTGCATACTCACGGTTTAAGTTAACGTTTTCTGAAAGATATTCAGCAAACTCGATACCGCGATTAGCTCCTTCAGCCACATACTCAGTGTATTGGATATTTTTATCCAAGTTCTCAGCAAGATAGTTTTGGTACTTAATAGAGTTATTCAAGGTTTCTTTAAGATACTCAGAATAGTTAATAGTTTGGTTAACTTTCTCAGCAACGTAATCTTGGTAACCAACTGATTGATTTAATTTTTCACCTAAATAAGTAGAATACTCAATTGCATTGTTAGTAGTTTCAGCTACATGTTCAGTATATTTAACTGACTCATTTAATTTATGAGATAAGTAGTCTGCATAGTTAATTACTCCCTCTAATGATTCAGCTAAGTAGTTTACAAAACCAGTTAACTTAGACTCATGAGATTCAGTATTTTGTGAAGACTCTAAAATTGCTTTTTGAGTATTAAGTTCTTTCTTAATACCTTCAAACTGCTGTTTCAATACTCCAGAGTACTTATCCATTTGTTCTCTTGTTACGAAATCGGACATTGTTGTGCTATTTTTTTGTTTTTGAGATGCTTCTTGGAAAGGAATTCCTGTAGCATTTTCTAATTTATTTATCTTGTAGACTTTATAATTATCTGCAAAATTTAAGCTTTCTGAAAGATCAACTAGGTTATTAGTTGAAACAATTGAATTTTCTTTTAGATGATTGTAACTTTCAGTAATCATTGAAAAGTCATTTTGAAGTGACTCAGCTACTGATTGTTTTAATACTGCTTCTGTAAATCCAGGCTCTCCAACCAAGTCATAAGTAAAAATTCGTTGTAATTTTACAATTCCACTTTCATTTACTTGGCCAGCTGCTCTAGAAGAAATAGACAATTGAACTCCTCCATCGATAAGTGCTTTAGCAATTCGTCCGTTTGGAGTATTTTCTAAAATCTGAACTTTAATATTAACTCTGTCACCACCATCATAAGTAAGTCCTTTGATAATATGTGATGCATTTTTAAGAGAAACATCAAAATCATTTTTAGGATGATCTAATTCACCAACTAATTGATTTTTAGAGATTTTTTCTTGTAGATAAGTAAGATGAGGTAAATACTCATTCTTCTCATAAACTCGACGATTGTTATTCATTTGCCCAAATACTGCGCAAACTCCTTCCAATACAATTGCACCAGGCGTCGAATTTTGTACCTGTAGTTTATGTCCTACGTTTTCAACAATCAAGAGCACATCATTCTGATGTACTGCTGAATTATTAAGACTTGAATTTGTCAAAGCCCAAAGGTTTTTTATTATTTATTAGGACTTTTTGATATTTTTTGAGATTTATTTAACGAGCTTTAATAAATCATTAAATTTTGCTAATTCTTCTTCACTTAAAAGACTAAAGTTAGGTGCAATTACTTCAAATTTAATTAAATAGTCTCCACGTTTACCGTTTTCACCAAATATACCTTCTCCAGGTATATTCATCTCAATTTTACTTAGGTTTTTAACCTTTTTAAGATTTACTGAGTATTTTTTACCTACAATTGTCTCTATTTCTAATGGTTCTTCGCTCAATATAGCATCATAGAGTGAAATTTCAGCTCGGTGAATGATTTTATTCGCTTCTAGTTTAATCCTATCAGATTTGTTAAAAGTTACATTAATATAGACATCGCCAGCTAACTGTGTCGACTCCCAATCTCCCCACATATTTATTCCATCCAATACATCTTCATGTCCAAGCCTAGATAATCTCACTTTTGCCACTAATTTGTCTCCTTCTTCCTTAATATTTAAGAAAATAGACTTTAGATCTAGTTTAATAGAGACTTCTTTTTCTTCTTCAACCTTTTCGTATTGTAATCGATCTGCAACCTTACCTAAGTAGTTTACTTTTTGTCGTATAAATGAAATTGTGATCTCAACCCCATGTATTGCATCAGTTAGGTCTACTTCTTTTTCTAAATTGATATTTAAGTGTTCAGTAATTGGTCCTTTTTGAGTAGTCTGTTTTCTTTTTTGACTTTGTCGACTTCGAAAGCCATCATCTCTAAAAGTATTTTTAATAAAGTCATCAAATCCAAAACCTCCACCTCTCTTTTGTCCATTTGCGAAAGGATTTTGTTTAAGATCGTAATCTGCCCGCTTTTTTGAGTCCCCTAAGATTTGATATGCTTCACTTATTTGTTTAAACTTCTCTTCAGCGGAACCATCTCCTCCATTTTTATCTGGGTGGTATTTTAAGGCAAGTTTTCGATAAGCTTTTTTAATTTCAGCTTCACTTGCAGTCTTGTTAACCTCTAATATCGAATAATAGTCCATGCCTAAAATTTTTTTAAACTTTTGATAAAAATCTTGTATAATAAAAAAAACAAAAGTTTTATGTCTTTACCCAAATCTCTTGAAGATTTTATGGGAATCCACAAAGGTGAAAAAATTATAGTTTGTGGTTGCGGAACCTCTCTGCCAGATATTCTTCCATATAAAGATGACTTTATTACAATTGGTGTAAATGATGTTCCTGCGCTATTTGATCCTACTTATTTATTGGTTACCGATCATCCAAATAGATTTTATGGAGCTCGCAGAGACATAGTACAAAACGCAAAATCACGTTTTCTTTTTACCTGCACAAGCGGTTGGAGACACCCAAGATTAGTTAAATTTAATCTAGGCACTAAGGAACTAAAGTCGCTAGATAGTCCTAGAGTAATTGACCATTTCTTAAATTCTCCATATGTTGCAGCCAATCTTGCCTATAAAATGGGAGCAAAACATATTGGAATACTTGGAGTTGACTTTACCGACGGTCACTTTTATAATCCACACGATGGGCCTCATCCGATTTCTCCACAGCCTCATCTAAATAGGGTAAATACTTCATATCAAATCTTATTAAGTGCACTAGCTGATCGTGGTGTTACCTTACATAATCTTAGCCAAATTAGTAGACTTAACCTCCCTAAAATAACTATTGAAAAATTTAAAGAACTATGAAAATTATTATTCCAGCAAGATTTGGTTCAAAAGGATTTCCTTTAAAAAATCGTCGACTTTTCGATCACACTGCCTCAATTATTCCAAAAGAGTTAAAAAATTCAGTTTGGGTTACCACTGATGACGTAGAAATAGTTAAAATGGCTCGAGAATACAATTTCAATGTTATTCTTCGACCTGAACACCTTGCTGGAGATACCGCATCAACTAAAGAGACTTTAATCCATGCAATTAAATCTGCTGAAATTGAAAACGAAGAACTTGTTTGCGTTCTCTACTTAACCTATCCTCAGCGGACTTGGGAAGAAGTTATAACGTCAAGAGAATGGTTTCTTCAAAATACTGGAGACACCATTATTTACTCTATGCTTTGTAAACAAGAGGTAAGTTCTCATCCTTATCTTTGTATGCAAGAAGAAGGTAATTTTGGTTCTCAAATAGTTGAGCACGACCTTTACCGACGCCAAGACTATCCTAAATGTTTTGAAATAAGTCACTATATTATCTTATTTAAGTCTGGAAATATAAATGCGTTAAATAACAATATGTATAATCGATATACTCTATTTTATCCGATCAATAATGTAGTTGATGTCGATTATGAAAATGACTTAACTAAATTATGATAGATATTGCTACTGAGCTTTTTGAAAAATCAATAAAAGACTGCCAAAATACGATTTATCACTTTATTAAAAATAATAAGTGGTTTGTTGGCAAAATATACTTATTAACTACTTCTGATAGTTATCCTAGTACTTCTTCAATTGATTCTATTCGCAAAATTTATAGCAATATTGAGGTAATTAATACATCCTCTGATACTTCCTTCATTAATCTATTTCCTAACCAAGAAATAAATCGTACTAATATTTGGAAATACTGTCTATCGATTGATACTTACCGACTTTTATACTTGTCAAACTATGTAGTAGTCTCAAATGATTTATCAACAATTATTACTGAAACGAGTAGCTTTATTTCTGATAATTGTGATTTTATCTATTTTAATGGAAATAGAGATAATTTATCTAGCAGTTCAGCTGATTACGATATTATTGATTTTATTTTAAGACAGCCAACTTCAATTTCATTAGATAATTTGGTAGTATATAGCTCAACTATTCCAGATAAAATTTATGCGAGCTCTCTCAACATATTAAAAAATTCAAGTGTTATTATTTTTAATACTTTAACTTCTAATTTTAGTTCATCTACTCGAGTTAACTCAGTTAGGCTACATAAAGTTAGAGAAACTCTTGCCTATTTGACCTCACCTTCTGCTAAGATTATCAAAAAACCAATATATACTCCAATACCTAAATCTGGAGTAGTTAACAATATAACTAAGGATGCAACAGTACCGACTCCAAAACGTGAGTCTAGATATATTTTAGATCCTGCAAAATTAAATGAAAGCCGTGCTGATCTTTTAAAAGTTACTCGCGCTAGGCATGTAGATACTCTGCCATCTGGTAATTATCAGGTTGCGTGTATCATTGCATTTAAAGATAGACATACTATTGTTAAATTAAATATTGAGTGCCTTAATAATCAAACTCTTAAGCCTGCAATAATTTTAGTTGCCTCAAATTTAGAGGATGCTGAATTTGCAATCAATTTAAGTAACGAACATGATAATGTATTTGTTACACTATTTAATAATTATCCGATCGGTGCGAAATGGCAAGCTGGTGTAGATTATGCACGTAAATTAAATACAAAGGGTGTTATTATTTTAGGTTCTGATGACATACTCTCTCTGGATTACATTAGAGCATGTTTTGATAAAATTGATAGTGGTCGTGGTTCTTCTGGCAATGGTGTTGATCTAGTTGGAAGTCGTTCTTGGTACATCTATGATACTTCACATAATTTATACTATCTTCAATATACTAAACAGGTTCCAGTATTTTTAGGCGGTGGCCGCATGTTTTCTCGTCATTTCCTAGACTCAGTTGATTGGGTGATATTTGATAGATCTAAGCCAGTGCATCTGGATACGTATGGATATACTGCAGTCCAATCATTTAGTAATAGTCTGTATGAATTGGAAAAAAATCACTCAATCGTAAGTATTAAAGGAAGTTGGGATATGATTAATTCAACTCAGCAGATACTTGCAGCAAATCGTCGAATTACTTCAAAAAATGTTACTCAAATAAAAGAAACTTTTTTTAATGATTTAAAAATACTTAACATTGATGGCTACCTTATTTGATATTATTACTTATGCTCAATCCAAGTTTTCAATAAAAGCTATTGTTAATCATGAAGAAACGCAAGTTATCACTGAGCCTTCTCAATTGATTGAAAATAATGAGGAAGATTTTCTACTTTTTTGGGTAAACCTTAAAAATATTGATAAAGCCGCTAGTCTAAATAATGGTATACTGATTTCGCCAATCGAGCTACCTGAAAATTTTAATTTTAAAGGAACTACTATTGTTTGCGACGATCCTAGATTACTATTTAGTTTAGTAGTTAAACGATTTTTTAGTAGACCTACTTCATTTCCAAGTGTTATTCCAAATTCTTCAAAAATTAACAAAGGGACCATTATTGAAGATGGCGTAATTATTGGCAATCGAGTAACGATTGGTTATAATAACGTTATCCACTCTGGAACTATTATTGAAGACGATGTTATTATAGGATCAAATAATACAATTGGCGGAATAGGTTTCGGTTATACCAAGAGTTCTACTGGAGATTATGAATATATTCCACACATTGGTGGAGTTCTAATTGAATCAAATGTTGAAATAGGAAATAATACATGTATCGATCGTGCAGTATTGGGAAATACTCACATTAAAAGAAATTGTAAAATTGATAACCTTGTCCATATTGCACATGGTGTAACTATTGGTGAAAATAGCTTAATTATTGCAAATTCTATGATAGCCGGTAGTGTCGACATTGGCTCAAATACATGGATTGCTCCATCTACCTCAATTATAAATGGTGGAAAGATTGGCAATGATTCAATGACAGGACTCGGCAGTGTTGTTATATCAAACATTGGTGATCGAGAACTTCATGTCGGCGTACCTGCAAAAAAAATAAAGACTATCTAATGTGCGGGATTTCTGGCATTTTAAATAGATCACAGATAATTGCTGATCGTGATTCTCAAATTGAAATCATGCTAAATACTCAGCATATGAGAGGTCCTGATTCGAGTCAAATAGTTAGTGAAACTAATTTTACTTTAGCCCATAATCGACTCTCTATAATCGACCTTAATTCTACTGGAAATCAACCTATGGAATCTGGTGATTGGCTTATTGTATTTAATGGTGAGATCTATAATTATCAAGAGATAAAAGCTCAATTAGAATTAGCTGGAGTTCAATTTAATGGATCATCAGATACTGAAGTACTCTTAAAATCAATTGAAAGGGATGGGATTGACCAAACTCTAGCTAAAATAAATGGTATTTTTGCTTTTTGTATCTATAATAAAATATCTGATGAGTTCTATTTAGTTAGGGATCGTCTTGGAGAAAAACCATTATTTTACTATTTTGATTCTGCCGGTTCTCTCTATTTTGCTTCAAATCCTTCATCCATTGTAAATGCTCTGCCTAATGTTGAGTGGATCCTAGATAGAGAAGCCCTTTGGGAATATTTTGCGATGGGAGGAATCTTTACTGAAAAAACTCTTTTTTCAAATATTAAGAGACTTGATTCAGCTTCAATACTGAGTGGTAATAATGCTGAATTTACTATTTCAAGATATTGGACTCCTCAGTACCAACCAAATATTACTGATTCTACAATCGATACGTCAATTAAAGAATCAATTATGAGTCGAACTATTGCTGACGTTCCAGTTGTTTTATTCTTAAGCGGAGGCGTTGATTCATCAGCAGTTGCTGCTGTGATTAAAGACATTAATGCGGTTCACTTAATTTCGCCAGAAGTTGAATATGCTCAGCAAGTAGCTAATCAGTTTAATATAGATTTTCAGATAGTTACTCCAGAATCCTTTGATATTTCAAAAGTACTAGAAGAGTATGCTACTTTTTCCGGCGAGCCAACTATGGCTGGTTTTATTCCATATATTACTAGTAAATACGTTAGTTCTGATTATAAAGTAGCAATTAGCGCAAATGGCGCTGACGAACTATTTTTTGGATATACTCGAATACCTACTCCAAATCTTCGTAGCGGGTTTTTTGAAAAGAGACTACTTAATGAAAAGATCAATATTAATGGGCTTTCCTTTTCTCCAAGTGAACAGATTTTACATATTTTTAGACACCCTTCTAATTTTAGTATACATATATTAGAGTCAACCAAAACTTATGCTGACCTGACTAATCTAGTAGAGACCATACCTAAGCTTTCTAATGATTTCCCAAGCAGTTCTCAATTTAGATGGTTAGAATTGATGACTTATGTAAAGGGTGATCTAAATAATACTCTAGACTTTTCGAGTATGGCTAATTCTTTAGAAGTTAGAGCACCATTTCTAGACTATAAATTAATTCAAAACGCACTAAGCATTGATGAAACTCGACACATTAGTCAAAAACTTGGTCGCAAACACTTTTTAAAAAATATATTATTGCGAAATAATATTAATCAAAATGTATGGAATAGAGATAAACTTGGATTTAGCCTAGTTGATAGTTATTTAGAAAGTATTATTGATTTACGAAACACTGCTGTTTTAGAATTAAGCAAAGAAGGCATCTTAGATATTCATTGTACTGAAGGTCACTCTTCCCGTGACCTTGAATATTTAAAAAGTGCTGCCTTAGGGTTCTATCATTGGAAAAAAGTCTGGGTAGATACTGGTAAAGTAAAAATAGAAAAATAAGATGGATATTTTAATTCTTTCTCCACATACTGATGACGCTGAATTAGGCTGCGGTGGAACTATCTCTAGGCTAACTAGAGAGGGTCATACTGTTTGGGTCGCAGTTTTTTCGTTATGTAATGACTCTCTACCGACTGGCTTTCCTCCAGGTACATTGAAGTATGAATGTACTAAGTCATTAACTTCACTCGGCGTACTTAAGGAAAACATCTTTTTCTATGATTATCAAGTTAGAGTATTCAATTATTCTAGACAAGCTATTCTTGACGATCTAATCAAACTAAAAAAGAAGATAAATCCGGGGCAAGTCTTTATTCCATCAGTTGATGATTATCACCAAGACCATAAAACTATTGCTGATGAAGGAGTTAGATGTTTTAAAAATAATTGTTCAATTCTATCATATGAACTTATTTGGAACAATACTGGATTTAAAAATCAAATGTATTATGATTTAACTGAAGATGATATTAAAAATAAAATAACTGCATTGGCTAATTATGAAACGCAAAAACATAGAATATACTTTCAAAACAACTTTATCGAATCTCTTGCAACTGTGAGAGGAGCTCAAAATGGAATTCGATATGCTGAAGTTTTTGAAGTAATTCGATATAAAATATAAAAGAAAAATGGGACAAGAATTAAGTAAACACTGGTATGATGAAGTATTTGATCAGGGCGGAAGCGGAGGTATGTATTTTTTAAATTATCGTGAAACACCATGGTATCCAGTATGGACCAGAATTATTGAAATATTAAAAGAAAACAATTCAACTAAGGTACTAGATATCGGCTGTGGTCCTGGTCAATTTGCTCACTGTATGCTTGATGTAATGTCAAGTATTGAATATACTGGTCTAGACTTTAGCTCTTCGGCAATTAATTCAGCCAAAAATATAGGTTTACTTGCTACTTTTATTGAAGCCGACGCTTTAACATTCAACTATTCTAATATTGAATATGATGTAGTTATCTCTACTGAATTTTTAGAGCATGTACATGGCGATAAAGAAATATTAAGTCAAATTGCGTCAGGCACCTTAATTATAGCTACTCTACCTAATATGGACTCGGCTGGACATGTTAGATTTTTGTCAAAAGATTATAATGAAGCTATTTCTGAAATAATTAATCGATATTCCGATATTTGCAATATTTTACATATTGAGTATTTTCCATATGAAAAAAATCCAAATAATGCAGATTTCTTAATTCAAATGGTTCGTAAATGAAAGTGTTAGTAATTATCCCAATGTATAATGCTAGTCGATTTATTAGAGAGTGTTTAACTTCTATCCTTTCTCAAGATGTTGATTTACAGGTTATTGTAATCGATGATTCTTCTACTGATAACTGTGCCTCAATAGTTAGTGAATTTCCAGAAGTGAAATTACTCACTAACTCTAAAAATATGGGAACCTACTATTCAATTAATTTAGGTTTATTAGAAGCGTCAACTGACACATCATGGACTCATTACCTAATTCATGGAGCAGACGATGTTTCTAATCCTAATCGATTTAAAAAACAATTATCCTTATTTAAGTCAAGTACTCTAGCCGTTGGTTGTCGATTTGAAAGGGTTCACTATTTGACTGGCGCAAAAAAGATTAATAATCCTTGGGTAAATGAGTCAGTTTTATTAATGTCTCGTCAAATTTTTGAAACACTTGGATATTATGATACTAATCGTGCCGGCTGTGATACTGAATATCGAAATAGACTATCCTTGGCTTTTCCAAATAGAATATCTCAAATTGATGAGGTCTTAATTAAGTCTTACTTGCATGATGATAATTTAACTAAAAAGATACCTATTGGTGGGTCTGAAAGGCGAGCCTATGTTGCCTCTTTTACCCGTATCCATGAGAAAATGAACAAATCAAAAGAGTTTTTCAAAAATTTTAAAAAAATATAATACGATGAATATTTCAGTTATTGGCCTGGGTTTTGTTGGCTCAGCAATGTTTAATAGTTTTAGGCAGAGGGGAGTACCTAACCTTTCCGGTTACGATAAATTTAAAAATATTGGCAGTTTGGAAGAGTGTCTATCTGCTGATTTAATGTTTCTTGCCTTGCCGACTCCGTATCGAGAGAGTAGTGCAGAATACGACAAATCTGCTATTATAGAGACACTTGAGCACCTTTCTCAAAACAACTTTCAAGGATTAGTTATTCTAAAAAGTACAGTTGAGCCAGAAACCACTATTTCTCTTGTTGAAAAGTTCCCTACCTTATCAATAATGCATAATCCTGAATTTTTAACAGAAAGAACTGCACTAGAGGATTTTAATAATCAATCACATATTGTTCTTGGTGTAAATAACTCATGTTCTCCAGAAAAACGAATGAATATTCTTGAATTCTATTCAAAATTTTATCCTCATGCAAAAATATCAATGTGTACCTCTACTGAAAGTGAAAGTATGAAAATTTTTGCAAATTCATTCTATTCAGTAAAAGTTCAATTTTTTAATGAGCTCTATTTTCTTTGTCAATCAATGAACTGTGATTTTGAAGTAGTTAAGGAACTTATGTTAGAAAATGGCTGGATTAATCCAATGCATACCCAAGTTCCAGGACCAGATGGTCTCTTTAGTTATGGAGGAAATTGTTTTCCGAAAGATACTAATGCTCTCTTAAAGTACATGAAAAAGTATAACACTCCTAGTCGAGTACTTGAAGGAACTATTATTGAACGTGATGAGATACGTCCAGATAAAACTAATATTATTGATTAATGAAATTAGGTGTAAGTTATATTCTATTCGATGGCGTTGAACTTTTAGAGAGTTCAATTCGTCAAATAAGGGAACATGTCGATCATATTACAGTAATTCACCAAAAGACTTCGTGGTTTGGTAATAGTGCATCATCGACGATTTTACCTGAACTTGCCAGGCTAGTTAACCTAAAATTAGTCGATCAAATTATTGAATTTAAAAACTTTACTCCTAAATACTCTAAGACTCGAAATGACATTTTAGCAGTTAAAGATTTTGAAAGGACAAAGCGACAAGTCGGCTTAGATAATGCATTAGCTCATGGGTGTACTCATTATCTCTGCATGGATATTGATGAATTTTATAAGACCTCTGAGTTTAAAGCGGCAAAAGATTTAATAATTCAGGAGGGTTACACAGCAACTGCTGCATCATTTATTAATTATGTTAATGTTCCAACTATCCATAGAGGTTATGATCCAAATAGGGTACCGTTTATCTGTAAAATAGAGGAAGGCTCCAAGATGACCAAATTCTTTTTCGTAAGATGCGACCCGACTAGAGGTATTTTAAATGGACTAACTAAAACTATTGACTTTGATCCTAATATAATTACTATGCACCATATGGAAACTGTTAGGAAAGATCTTACCTTAAAATATCAATCGACAACTCGAGGTATTTTTGATCGAGATCGTACACCAGAATTAGTTGAGCGAATCAAGAGAGTTTCTAAAAATACTCAAGTTTTTGATTTCAACAAAATTATTTTTCCAGGAGTAACTGAAAGTCGATTAACACATTGCGAAAATATATTTAATATCCCTTATGAAAGCTGGAAATAAAACCTTAATTATTGCCGAGATCGGAATCAACTACGCTTTTGGTACAAGTCAATCTGACTTTATGGATAATATTAAGAAGCTGATTGATGTTGCCGTTGCTTCTGGTTGTGACTATGTAAAATTTCAAAAGCGAAACCCGGAAGACTGTATTCCGAAAGCAGAATGGAATAAAGCTAAGCAGGTTCCTTGGAGAAAGGAAGAGACTACTTATCTTCAATACAAAAAAGATATTGAATTATGGGATCGCGAATTTGATCAAATTGACGAATACTGTCGAGAAAAAGGTATCTTATGGTTTGCATCAGTTTGGGATAAGACTTCTTGTGACTTTATGCGACAATACCATACTAAACTTCCTAATGGGAAAATAGGAGTAATGGTAAAAATTCCATCAGCTTTAATCAATGATTTAGATTTAGTACTCTATGCAAAAGAGAGCTCAGATTTTTTACTTATCTCAACCGGTATGAGTACTCAACGAGAAATAGATGATGCAATTTCTGTTGGAGAACCTGATGTTGTTTTCCATACTAATTCAACATACCCTTCCCCAGTAGAAGAGTTAAATCTAGACTATATTACCTACCTTCAGCATATTCGTTCTGAGTTTGTAAAACCATATGCAGTTGGTTATTCTGGCCATGAATTTGGCCTCTCTACAACAATTGCGGCTAATATGCTAGGTGCAGAATGGATAGAACGTCATCTAACCTTAGACCGAACCCTTTTCGGTAGCGACCAGATGGCCTCAGTTGAACCTGCAGGCATGGTTAAATTGGTAAAAAGCATTAGAGATATCGAATGCGCCAGGGGTGGCTATGGCGCTCGTAAAGTATTAGCCTCAGAAAAAGCAAAACGTAAAACCTTAAGAGGAAAGTGAAAGAGGAGTATTTAAGTTTATTGAAGTCTGGTATGTTTTGGGAATTTTACCCACAATTAACTGGCAATTGGGATAAGGATAAAGGTGACTGGCGAAAAATTTGGTCCAACTTAAAAAAGACTAGAAATGTTAACGGGTAAAAATATACTTAGTTTTATTGAAGGTTACACTAAGATGTTAGGTGATCAACTTCATTTAATACCTGAGCACGAAAGGGAACAGGTCCTCTATCGTGGTTCTATTTGTCGCGATGAATGCGTTAAACTCGGATATTGTGTCTATTGCGGTTGTGATGTTCCAGCAAAGCTCTATGTCAAATCGTCATGTAATGGTGGAGAGCGATTTCCAGATATGATGAATAAGGAAGATTGGGAAAAATTCAAAGAAGAAAATGGTTTATTATATTGATATTGACGACACGATTTGTCGACTGCTTGTCCCAATGGACTACCCTACAGCTGTTGTAATTCCAGAGGCAGTTGAAAAAATTAATGCTCTATATGCAGCTGGACATGAAATAAACTTTTGGACAGCTAGAGGTACTGTTACTGGTAAAGATTGGCGAGATCTTACTGAAAACCAATTAAAATCTTGGGGTATTAATTATCATAATCTTTTCTTTGGCAAGCCTTCATACGATTATTTTATCGACGACAAAAATATAAATTCACGAGACTGGTTAAATGGCAGCAATTAATGTTCTAGTTTTAGGAAATGATCCATTTATTAATCATATCGCATTTGATAAGATACATCCTAACGTTATTACATTAGGCGTAAATCGAATTTGGCTAAAACATATACCTGATTATTTCTTTTTTAATGATGTGCCAATTATCACTGAACTTAATAAAAATCCAGGAACTCTAAATCAATTAAAAAAGAAGAGCTTTTGTTTTTCAAGTGACTGGTTAGGATTTAAAAATCCGTCAGTTATTCCAGACTGGACGGCAGTCTATCCTCGACTATATCCAACAGGTTTACCAGATGCCGTAACGACAGCTATTAGTATTTTTTCAAAGGATTTAATAGTTGGAAAAGACATTACTTTTTATATTGCAGGGGTTTCGCTAAGATGGCAAGAACCAAGCCATTTTTGGAAAACCCTACCATATGATAGTTTAAATAAGCATGGTGAAGATTGGTATGCTCCCAGGTTCGAAGCCGTTCTAAAGAATTTCAATAGATTAAAATCATCTGGAATCAAGATGGTTTCTGTTACTCCAAATTCAGCTTTGAATAAAATAATGAGATACGAAAAAATAGAAAACCTTTACGTATAGTCTATCCTGGTATTTTAGAGAGAACTCCAGTTACAGTAGCTAAGGTTGCAACCAATGCAGTTACCGCTTTTGGTAATTCAAACTTTAATTTATTAGCAAGCAACATTACCGCAGTTAGGGAACTTAATACGATATTTAGGGTCTTTAGCATGTTCTTTTTAGCCTGTAATGCAACGTTTAATGTATACAATGGATTTGCGGCAGATGGTGGTGCTGATATTGCGGGCGGTATAATTGTGCCTGCCATTACTGATTTAACTTCATCTGGAATAGAATCAAGTGCCTCTTTTGCAATTTTATATTCCTGTTTCATTTTAATAATATCTTCTTCGACAGATGGTTTAATACTCTTTTTTAGGTCTTCCACCATTTTTTCTTTGTCGGCTGCCACTGCTGCTTCAGCTTCCTCTTCAGACATGCCTCGATATATCTTTTCTTCTTTTGCAGCGTCCATCATCTCAAAATACTTACCTAAATTTTCATCTTTTTTAATTAGGTTTTCAATTACTGAGTCTGCATTAAGTCCAGGAATATCTCTACCAAGTTTTCCTAATTCAAGAATAGCTTTTTGTTGATCTGCAATTGCCATAATTATTTAGTTTTTGTATTTCCGCTTAGAACACTATCCTTTAGTGCTCCGACTAATTGAACAGCCGGTGGCGCCCCAGCAGTTGGGTGAATATGACTATTAAATAGTGTTACGAAAGCTTCACCTTTTACAACAGCTTCTAATAGCGCAGGATTAGCCTCTGCTCCTAACTCGATATTTGGTGAGTCGACTACTACTTTATTATCAGTTTTAATTGTAATCAAGTTATCATTTGAGATATTAACACTTGCCTCTTTTACCTGAATAGTAAAACCTTTAGTTGGACTAAACCAAATCTTTAATTCCCGGTCTCCATCAAAAAGAACCACATGTGAACCTTCATATTCTCCTTCCTGACCGATTTCAGATTTAACGTCATCTGCCAACTCGTGGATTGCAAAATATTCAGGCGAATACGGGTTTCCATTATTGAATCGAATAGCAACAATTGAGCCTTTTTTAGGAATTGAGATAGATCCATTTTTACCAGCTGCTCCAAAGAAGGTTGAATTTTGCCGAGGATACGCCCATGGTAAATCTTCAGTTGGAATATCATCATAGACTCCAACTACTCTAACTCTAGCACGCCCTTCTTTTCTAGGATCTAAAATATCCTCAATGACTCCTAGGAATTGTTTATCCAGGAAATCACTAATATCTCTACCTGCTATATCGTGTCCACTCATCTTTATATTATATCTTTATCTGCTTTTGGGTTTTATGGATATACATCTCCCAAGTCTGTGATAGGTTTTGCCGGTTTTGGATTTGCATAGTTATCGCCAAGTCCTGTAATAGGCTGCCCTGCAGGAATTGTTGGATATGTATCTCCCAGTCCAGTAATAGTACCTGGTGCCTGAAAGTCAGGATACTCATCGCCTAGCGACTTTACCTCAGCTCTCTTTGTAGGCTCTGGATATGCTTCTCCAATCGGTTTTGCGTCTTTAGTAATTGCTGCTCTTAGTGCATCTGGAACAAAGCCTCCTATTTTTTCAAGAGCTCTTTGTGATGCTGCGCCAACTTTATCAGTTACTCCTTTTATAAAAGGAAGATTTGAAACGCTATTTACCCTATCTCTAGCATTTTGCATTTGTCCTCTAAATGCCCAAGGATCATTAAGTCTTGCTTGAGTAGCGTTATCATAAATTTTAGTTCCATCAAAGAAACTAGCTTCCTCTTCAAAATAACCTATTTTTATTTTAAATTTACTAGTTGCTGGCGTTTTACCTGTTTCTATACTTAGTCTACCACTTCCATTTTCTGGAAAACTTTCTGAAAAGTCAAATTCACACTGTCTACATTTAAATTTGACATATCCGAATTGTTCCATCGTACTTGTCGGATCAGTATTTCCAAAGCTTGAAGTAACTGTGCTTGCCGTTGTTACTAATGAATTTGTAAAACCTGCAATTCTATTATCATTTAAGAGATTTCCAGCTGCTCCAGGAATAGTATATCGCATATTTCTGGTTTCAGCAACATAAATGTCCATTGCAAACCATCGCAAATTATCTGGAACCCGCTCTCTTAAATTGTGTTTATCATAAATAGCATTACGATATAGACTTGCCAATTCCGTTATTCTTAAATCAACTGCCTCTAATGTTGTAATAGTGATTGGTGTCTCCTTAGTTCCGCTAGTAACATTAGTGCCTGCAGTCCACATATTGTCAAGTCCAGCAATTTCTTGAAAATACCATGGTGCTTCAAAGGTTAAGTACTTAAGAATACTTTTAAATGTTTTTAGCATTTCCTCCCTAGACTTTGAATACACTAAATCTGACCCTAAATATGCCATTGCACTATTATTGTCACCATTTGGCTCTTCAAATAATGGACTGCATTCAATTGGGTCCATTATGCCATTACTTAAAGTTTCAAAGTGAAAATCTAGAGCAAATGTTAAATATGTTGGTTCATCATAAGGATCTATAAATGAGCCCTTTTTAAAATTATTGATTTTATTTTGAACACCATAAAAATTGTGCATATCTTAGTAAATTATTTTAGATGGTCTCCATTCTCTTCGAGCTAGGAAAAACTCAGTATAAAATGGTTCAGATTTAGCAGCATCGTAATGATATTTAACTCCCTTTACATAGTATCTACCGCTCAATTGCTGGTCTGCCATTAAATCATCTCGGTTTAAGTCATTAGTATCTGCTGGATTATCTGTGCCTGATTCTTTCCCTGCTCTAAGATATTCTGCAACAAATTGTGTAATATGTGTAAAAATAGAATCTCCTTTAATTGTTTGTGGATTAATTCCTCTAGTTACTACTCTTAACTGAATTTTTTCCAATTCATTTAAATTATGTGTATTTAAAAGACGCGCTGCATTCCATTGGCTATGAGTATTTCCATAATTAATATCCATCCATTTCTTAACACCAATTTCATCTAATCCTAAATCTTCAGGTATTAGCATGTGTTCGTCCGGTACCCCATTAGTATTAATAGGTGCCATGAAAAAATCTTGGAACTTATTGATTGGTTCATCATTAAGAACATGGTCATAATAATAAATTTTCTTTTTATATCCACTCTCCATCAATATTTTTCCTTGATTTGAAATAAGACTTGCCTCTAGTATATAATTTGCCATTCTAGCCATTCCAGGATCAGATGTTAATATTTTAACCATAGTATTTTGATCTTGACCTTTTTTGTTAGACTCTCCTTTAATTGCTTGATTGTAGTCCAATTCTCTTGAATTACTTAAAGCAATAAACGTTTCATCTAATTCTAATGAAGCAAGCTGGCGGTTTACTTCAATCATACATAAATTTAATTCCTTTGAAATATATGCGTCATAAAAAGATTCTTCTCCTCCATATGCATGATTCACAACGTCTTTAATGAAGTTTAATGGGCTAGTATTCATATTAATCCACGTCATAGTATCTGACGTAATTACTTCATTTTCAACAAAACCTAGACCTAACTCTGATGCAATATTAATTAATGCATCCTTAGAAGTTACTGACTTATAGCTTTTTGATGTATTATTATATATGTTTGGGACAAATAGTTCCCCTTTTATTAAATATGTTACTTCACTAGATATTCCTTTATTATTTTTATCAAAAGGTTTACTTAATGATTTAATTGAAGTTATCAAGAAATCAGTTCTAATTGAAAATAAGTTATCATTTGACGATTTAATATAGATACTCGCTAATAGTTTTTTCTTTGGGAACGCCGGTCCAGCGAATCCTCCACTCGTATCTTTAAAAATTAACGTAAAAACAGGTATAAACCCAGTCTCATCAATTACCAAATTTTCTATATTTTGAATAATTACTCCATTTATCTTAACAAATGGACTTTCTGAACCAGCTGATTGTTCAGTACTTGGAGTCTTTGGTCCGCTTGTAACTGCTGATCCTCTAGTGCTGCCTAGTGAATCATCTAAATCAAATAATTCAACAATTGGAATCTTTGCCTTTTGTGTTCTTTTTAATATCTGACTAAATGCCATTAGAAATTATTAGTATTTTTAATTTGACTTTCTACTCTACTTCTAGCTAGTGACTTGTTTTTATTTAAAGACTCACTATTTGATATATTGCTTCCAAAAATAACTTTGCCGTTAACTATTTTAACGTTTGATTCTCCAGTTAAGTTTACGTTTGGCGGCGTAATCTCTTTAATTTTCTTTTTAAGAGAATCCAGTCTTTTTTGATCTTTTTGTGTTTTTGGTTTTACTGTTGCTGTACTATTTGTTTTAATCAAGTCTCCTCCTTTTTCAGGAATTATTTTAGGAGATCCAACCATTTTATCAAAAACCATATCTGCTGGCGCCAGTAATAAAGTATCACTATCTAATGAAAAAGGATTTGATACTCCATTAAATTTTAATAGAACATCCCATCTTTCTGGGTTTCCATACACCCTTTCGGCTAATCTATCTGGTCGCATGACTTCGTCTGGTAAAACCAATACTGGCCCCAAACTAGCACCATTTGAATTAAATTTAAAGGTTGAACTAATTAAATCAATTATCCTTTCTCCATTTTCTTTGGTAAAAATCCTTTTTACTCTTAATATCTTACTAATTATCATAATTATTAATCTTTTGTTTTAATTTGATTAAAATAATCCGGTAATGCTCCAGAATTTCCAAACGTTGGTCCATACGCCCTAGCAACATTTTTACTAAAATATGAAGACAAGTTATTAGCTGCACTATTTTCTGAATTAGCTGAAGTCGTTACTGCACTATTAAAAGTATTTAAGCGGTCACTTACGTATTCTCCAT